TCTTCCGTCCTGCTAAGCTATTCGTATATGCTTTAGTGACTGACCGATTGGATGACATCGAAGACTATGTACCATTAAAAGATAAGCACCATGTTTCCCGAAAGAGTAAAAAGCGTAACGCTTGATAAATCCAAAATAACCTACTACCTTCAATCTCAGGAAGGGGTACAATCCCAAGAAGAATACCCTATTAATCCTGAATTATATCAGGTAGAGGATTTGGCATTCGATTGCGGAATAAGGTCAAATCAGTATATCCCAGATTATGCCATAAAGGGGTATTTTAAGGTAGACGAAAATATGTTACATCCGGTATTTATCGAGAATACTAATGGGCCTCACTTATTATATATTTCGGGAATGCCTCGAAATATTCCGATAAAGGAAAGGAATAAGTTTAGGTTTCCTAACCCAGTTTGGTTATCTTATTGGGAAGATAGGTATATAGGCTACCTTTTCCAAGTGGTAACTAGAGAATCAGCATTAAAACACTTAATAAATCAATAACTTATAAACAACGAGACACTATGAAAACTGCAGAGTATGTAAAACAGTTCAAATTGGATAAACCCAATTACAACTTCAACCGGGAAAAATTTATGGAGGCATTCGGCCAGGAATTTAAGGACCGAATTGAGGCCATGATTACTGCATGTAAAAAAATGCAGGTGCAGTTCACCTATGAAAAATTCCTGCATGCCATCAAAGAACAGCAGGATAAGTTTTGGCAAATTTCCAAGAAAAAGATAGGTGAGCCTTTATCCGATGGATTATTCTCAGCATTCTTTGCCCTTCATGTAATACCTCTCAGGGCAAACCTATTCCCTAATATTCATGAGGAAATAGAAGAGAGGCGTAAAAAGGCCCAGGAAAGAGAAGCTAAACTTATGGCAGAGGAAGAAGAAAGGCAAAAAGAAGCCAAGGAGAAAGAAAAGAGAATGAGGCCAATATTGGAGGCCGTAGTTGCCTACGGAGTTGCCCAAAATTTGGCCAAGGAGGGCAAGGTTAAGGCTACTAAAGCAAAGGGAAAGAAGTAAATCCTAATAATACAAGACTCTAAAGTTACTAAGATTTTATGAGGACATTTTTAACCTTGGCTGTTATGATAACGGATAATATTCTGACATCATACAAGGCAGCCGGAGAAGAAGAGGTAAATCTGAGCTATGAGTATAGATTAAATTCAGTTACTATAGAGGTAATTTACCCCAAACATGTAGACCAGCTATATTCAGGGCTTTTGACACTGAGTAACCAGCTTAAGTTCGAAAATCAAGTAAATGAATTTCAACTGTCAATAAGCTCATCAAAATTGAAGGTAAGCCTATTCAGGTGATCCAGCAACCTGACTATCAAAGAGTTAGTTCAAAAGGCCCTTGCCACAACAGGGCCTTTTTATATATTTTATCAGGATTAACTATTAGATACCAAAATCAAACATCATGAAAGAACAGAAGATAGTTCCACGATTCCCAAGGGGGTTAGGTATAACCCAATTAGCCTTACAGGCTAATGCTGGAGATGATGAAGCTCTTAAGAATCTGACCAAGTTCGTTATCCATACTTGGATAGTTAACAATGGGAAATTATGGTCAAGGGTTTATTCAGTAAATGAACTCGCAGACTTCTTGAAATGTGAGCCATCAATTATTCAGATGCAAATGAAACAAACGTTTCTAGACAACGGCTTATTTGACCGTAACAAGATGGATGAGATTGCTGATTCTCTCATGGGAGCTTGCATAGGCTGGGCACTGGAAGACCGTATGGAAATAAGTCAACAGCTACAAATACTCAGGGATTCTCAGGGGGGAAGATATGCTCCATTTATAACTGCAGAAGTCAATAAAGCCATTGGATTAAAGCAACAGTCCACAACCTCTCTTCAGAGTTTAGTACGGGCAGTGTCTGGTGGCGGTACTGTAAATATCTTCAACCAACAGAACAATCAATTCAACAATACGGGTGAGTCTGAACCAGTACTAACCCGTGATATAGCCATGTCTATGATTCAAAAAGAGCTTGCTGACAAGGGTGGTATAAAAGAGATAGAATATGTAGAAAATCAGTATGACTTTAAAGAATTACCAGTTGTTGTTGCAACAAAACAAGAGGGTAATAGAGGAGATAAAGAGGGCTTAACTCTCAAGAAGGCCGAATTGGATAGCGTAACAGGAGACTACCATGGTGCCTTAAAAGTCTTTGAAGAAGACCATCATCAAATCCGACGAGAAATAGAAGAGGGGATAGACTACGAAGAAATAGACCCAGAACTCGAAGATAACCATTGATTTTTATTTGCAAAATTAAATTTAATTTCTTATATTTGTATAAACAAAAATTAAAAGGTTATGGACTTAATAATTAAAGCTCGGGAGGTTACAGTTAATATAACTGTACAAGGGTTTCTCAAAGTAGTTTCGGCCAATGAGAAAGAGATAAGATTCTATATCTCGGGAGAAGATAATATCAAGGAAGCTTCTGAACAACTATCTAACCACAACATCTGGCATAATCCATATCCTCATTATTTGGGTATACCCTTTACGGCAGGGAGTTTAGAGCCAGGATATAAAGCAGAAATTCAGTTCAATCTATAACACAGACACCTACTATGAAAGAAGTTTTAACTGCGACCAAAGTGGTAGCCAAAATCAATCAACTTATCAATGAGGGTAAGAAGATTAAAGTATTCGGGTTACCTTATCCTCCTTATCAGGAAGATATTGTCTTCACTGATGAAAAAGTAAATCGTCAGGGTTGGTTATGCACTAATAGCAAAGTAACTCTATCCGCATTAGCCTGTGCAACTAAAATAAAGATACATACTATCACAGGTTGGTGCAATCTATTCCAGTATGTAGAGAATGGTAAATATGTAGATACCATATCAGAAGATGGACAATATATCGATATGCAAGTCATGGATGATATTTGTCCCGGAATGCTATTAGGAGTAGCCCATGCAGATACTCATACAAATATCGGTATGATTCTCAATGTAGAGGATGATGAAGCAAACAACGTGAGGGCTATAACTATAGCCGGACCAGACTTTATGGAGAAGACTCATTATCTTCCTATGAACGAAGCTACTAATTACTTTGTATTCGACAAAATCATGTAACGTTAACCTTTTTATAACTATGCACATTAATAAGAAAATAGACCTTTTAATTCGGGCAAGCAGACTTTACTGCCACTCAATGTACCAAACGTACGACCCGAAGTATTACCCCACTATCAAAGGTATAGTACTTAACTTTACTAATAAATTGTTCGGTACAAAACCAGTGGAGAACAAAGTACGGATAGATATTATAAGCCTATTCAGTGATGATATCAAAGACAGACCCGGGTGGAAAGTATATTCCGGTATATGTATCCTCGTAGAGTTTCCTGATAATTCAGCCCTGGAATTCGAGCTGTTCAAACATCCCCTCATACCAGAAGGAGATATCTATTACAAACCGGTTCTCATACCAGCTAAGGCCTAATAAATAAAGGACCATTAAGACCTCTTTTCTAGAGGTCTTTTTTGTGTTACTAAGAAAACTAGACCCAAAGGGGAACTAAAGTTTCTAGAATCTCTTTCTACATCCCAATGCCGAGAAGTTTTATTTGCATATATAATATATTATGATTATATTTGTATAAAGAAAAAGAAATAATAAACCCTAAAATAATTAAGGTATGGAAAAGAAAACAATTAAGGACCTGAAAAGGGGAGAATACTTTACCCTTAGTTCAATCGAAGAGCCCCGGGAATCTCAGGTATGGGTCCGAGGAGAATACATACCTGAAGCAAAAGCCTACAGTACCTATAAATGGGCAGATACCAATCATGAAGTACTCCGTAAAGGTAACAAGGAAGTTTACATTGATTTCACCTTCTAACCATCAAAAATATGGCACAGAAAAGATATAAACTGATTATCTGGTTCTACTTAAAGAATCACCATAAATACAAAACTATCCATGTAGCTCATGACATGGAAGTGGAACTCACTCGAAAGGTTGATATAGCCAAAGGGGTAGACGAAACCGATGAGAGTATTGCTAAGGCATACTTAATTGACCGGGTAAAAGATACCCGGGAAACAATAATAAAAAGAACTATCGACCTAACGATATACTAAAACTTTAATCACATGAGATATAACAGTACTTACACCGTCGAAGACCTGATAGGAACTTTATCAGAAATGGACCCTCAGGCACCAGTAATGGTCGCAGTTCAGCCTATATGGCCTTTTGAACATACTATCACCGGGGTAGTAATCGATTGCAACGGTATAGTATACCTTGCATCCAAACAACATGGATATTTACCTCAGGAGGCTAAAGATGCCTTCGAAAACTATGGTATACCATTCTCGGACCTATGATTTTTATTTGCAAATATAAATTTAATTCATTATATTTGTAATAAGAAAAGGATAAAACCCTAATATTATGAAAGATTATAAAAAGGTTATGCTTACTGGTCTCAAGGAGTCCTACAAGTTAGGGAAGATTTATGAGGAAGAGGTTGATTGCATCAAGGAAGCAATCCAAGACACTTACCTTGGAATGGTAGAAGAGTTAGATTCCCGACTGGGGTTGGAACTCTACGATTATAAAGTAGAGATTAAATATGACCAGGACCGGATTCCTCAGTCATATAAGCATACTCTTTCGGTTAAGTTCCATGAATCAGAAGGAGCAACTCGGATGAATTTCCGAGGGGTATTAACCCAATTGAAGGAGATTCTCTCTACCGGGGATGATGAAGTACTGGTAGGGAGCTGTAACCTGGGATTAGTAATAACCATCAGGGCATGAGTTCAATCAACAAAATATGTAGAGAATACAACTGGGTATGTAAACATATCAAAGGGCCTCTCTATAGAATAAAGATGCAGGAGTTATATATTGAAGTCAACAAAGCAATGAAGGACCCAGGTTTAACCCCTGAACAAAAGTTAAAACTAATAGGTATCAGGGATATCATAAAGTCAAAACTATGAAAATGTTTGAATTGATTCCGTACATATTGGAGTTAGACCCAGAAACGGAGATAAAGTTAATCGAGGACTTGGAACCCGGTAAAGATGGATTACCTAAAATGTCTAAGATACTTCCTACCATGATGGTCAACACCAAGACAGGAGAGAAGGTACTCACTCTCATTAAAGAGAGTCACATGAAAGAGTTCATGTCAAAAGCTGAACTCATGTCAGCTCACAATGTTCAACTAAAAGATAAAGTCTCATGAAAACTCAAGACAAAAACTCAGAAGGCAGTACTCTAATCATATTCATGTGGTTAGCTATTGCCATTGTTCTAATTGTAGTTATTATGGCAGTAATCGAGAATAAAAACCAGGTAAAAGAGCCACCTGCTAAACCCTGGATAAATCCCGATGGGAGCTTACCTTATGAAACAGTTAAGGCTTTAGCTCCAGACTATATCGACAGTCTCGAAAGGGCTGGAGAGATTGAGAAATGGTTAAAGGAGCATCCTCAACAAAATGTCCACATTCGCATCACTATCGAAGACGAACGCTGGTAAAGGCCGTTAATATTTATTTGCAAAATAGCAAAATATTTGCTATATTTGTATAAAGAAATAAAGATAAAACCATAAATTTAATAAGGCCATGAAAAAACAGCAACCAGACAATTACTTATACCTCCTGAAGAAAGTTCACGGATGGTGCAAAAGACAAGGCATGACAGACCCCGAAATGTATTTCCAATGCACATTCAGGGAATTTCTCCGGAGATATGGTATGCTCCTCACTAAGATTGAGACCAGAAACAATCAGTATGGAGGTCATCATACTTTCACATTCACACCCGCTCCGGGTACGGAAGTATTTGGCGGTACAAACTTAGAACTGGAATCAGTATTCGACCTATACGTTTCTTCCTTGGATTATTTCCAATATGAGGATATAACAGTAATCCGCAATCACGGAGGTATCATTTCTATCCGCTGCTACTACCCAATCTAGTAACTTAAAGATAACTGGATATGAAAACACTTAAGTTATTACTGCAAGCATTACTGGAATGGGTTATTCTGATAACCATTATACTGGTAACTGCTTGGATAATCATCCAAATCAAATACTAATTATGAAATCCACAACTCATATATGTACAGAATGCCAGGTACCTCGAGAAGAGGGGGGAGGATGTTATACCTTCTGTGAAGGAAAGAGATTCATTCCAATCCCAACCGAAGAAAAACCTCAAAATATACAAGAGACCATAGCTCATTATTGAGCAGAAGATGCCATTCACCTATAACATAATCTAATAAATATAAAGCTATGAAAGACATTTTAGTACATTACACCTATCAAGAAAGGGATGAAAATACGGGGCTTTACACTGATGTTGTATACAAGGGATATATCCAACATTGGCACTGTGGTTCAGGTTATCAAATGGCCATAATCCTAAATACCGAAGGCAGGTTCCATAGAACCACCATAGATAAAATCTGGGTAGAAAAAGAAGATATGCCCACAACCAAATAATAACCTATGAAACAAAGAAAATCAATTAAGGTATCAAAAGAAAAGGCCATCATCATAGCCTCAAACCATAACAACATCCCAATCCAAAAGGCAAAGGCTTATACAGATTCCGAACTAAGGGAAGTATTAAGGCATCTCAACCTAAAGCCAGGATTCTAATACCCTCTACCCCAAAACACAAAAGAAATCAAATATCCATAACATCATCCTATATATATAAGGCGTATATAAATACATATACTTATAATCATCAATCATATAAGGCTTTTAAGGTTGGCTTATATCTTAGAGGCCTTTTATTTATGTGTTAGGTTAGGGCAAAAGTTAACAGGCAGTCGGTGATACGGATTCTGACTCCGAAAAAGATCTAAGGCCATAAAATCCGATTGGGAAAAATTTTTAGGGTAGGGCAAAAATGGGCCTTCACTGTGTACCCTAAGAGCTCTGGAGCTATCTTTGTTACTATACGTAGTAGCTAACCAGACTTAGGGCCCTAAGACCCAAAGAGAGCCCTAAAGGCTGCCTTTAAGGTACCCTAAATCCCCTCCTAATCAAGTCTATATTATATATAATCGTAAGTCTTTTAAGGTAAGGTTAAGGCCCATAGCTAAGGCCTTTTCGATAAAGAGACTTATGGCCACTCTACTTGTCTATACATGAGAATAGATGAATAGCTTCATTGGTACACTTAGGTGCCTTTAAGGGCCTTAATCCCAATCCCTAATGAATACAATCTATATTATATATATATATATGCGAGTCTTTTAGGGGGATTTTGGAACAGGTGTCTAAAATCGATATGCCAGGAATAGAGTATTGGAGATTTGATTTCTCAAGTTAAGGCTTAGTTAAGGCACATTTAAGGTACCTTTTAAGGCCTTTTATGGTAGGTTAAGGTACCTTAATATAGCCTTTATATTATATAAGGATTAGCTTTTAGTGGCCTTTAGGATTAAGGGCCCAAGGCCTAATGAGGGCCCAGAATATTTATTTGCATATATTATATATTATTCTTATATTTGCATAAAGAAAAAGAAATAATATCCTAAAATATTTAAGGCCATGAAAAGATTTGATTTAATTGCATCGGTTAAGGGGTTAATTAAGGATAAGGCTTACGAGGCAGGTAACGGGGCTTCGTATTTTATTCCGGGTATGTCCCAGGAGTTTAACCCTCGCAGTGATGATAGTTGGTTTCAGGCTATGTTCCTGGAATATAATCCGACTCTGTATAACGAGGATTACGATTGGATTGATAAGTTATGCGAGGCAAGCCAGGATTTAATCAATAGGTTAACCGAGCAATTCAAGGAATATGTTCAAGGTGATTACAAGGTAAACGAAGTTGGTAACGGGATTACCATGGTAACTTCGAACCGGGCTGGGATTGCATTAACCTTTGCGGATAGTGATTTGGGAATGTATATAACCTATATGGAGACATTGGCATAGGTGGGGGTTGGCCCACCTATTTGCTTTCATTTCTCTTTTCTGTTAGGCCTGCCAACCCAGGCCTTTTTTATTTATGAGCTTATAAGGCCTTTAGGGATTCAACCTGGGTACCATCGGGTGCCTTATAGTGGCCATAAACCTTAGGCCCACTTGAAGGCCCTAAATATAAATTTGCACAAATTAAATATTTGTTGTATATTTGTAATACAGAAAAAGAAATAACTAATTTTTAATCTTTACAATTATGAAAGCAAATCAAATTAAAAATCAAATCGAAAACCAACTGCAAAACCAACTTGCAACCTTCTCCATGCTCAACTCTGCACTCCCTGCAATCTCCCAAATTGCCCAAATTCTCTCCGACCTTCTCCCTCAACCCGAGGAACTCTCCTTCTATCACTCTCACAATTGGACTCTCGATTCTGCCCACGGTGCCGAAATCACCTCCCTTATCCTGGATACCTCCTACCAGGAATCCGACCGGGACTTCGAAACTCCCATAATCGAAAAACTCAACTTCGAACTTAATTCGGACCTGGGCTCTATCCGAATAACCTCATCAAATATCGCCGACGGGCTTATTCTCCTAAATATATCCTACCTGGAATAAACCCAGGTTAAACCTAAACTTAGGCCTACCTTATAGGGGGCCTTTTAGATATGTATAGGGTTAAGGCCTTATATCGCTTTTAGTGGCTTGGCTTATAGGCCTTTTATATTATAGAGTAAGGTACCTAATGGTACTCAATAAGGCCTTCAACCATTTTCCAATTTCAGTGGAAATGGTTGCAATATAAGTGTTCCCATTTGCAAGCAGGGGCATATCATAGAAACTTAATACTTACGGAATATAGATTTACTTGTTTATGAAATGAAAATATTCTAGATTCCTGAGGACTAAGGCCGAAAATGAAAAGGAACATTAAAGGCCTTAGCAAGGGAGTTAAGGTACCCACTGGCACCAGCTAAGGCCATATTTCAATCAGACCTTATACCAACAAACCCTCCTACCAACAATAACCTTATACTCAACCTACCATTAAACCCACCTACCATAACACCCTAATTCCTTAATAGGCAATATTTATTCTAATCCGTTCTATTATAGAAAAATATAATCAAAATTTATGTCTAAAATTTTGTAATTGAAAATATTTGTTGTATATTTGTAATACAGAAAAGAACTAATAAAAGTTAAACCAATTAAAAATTTTACTACTATGAAAGCAAATGAAATTTTAGCAATCGGCAACGAAATTTTTTCGACCAACGAAAGAAAAAGCATCTACAAAAAAGAAATCTTTGCAGAATGCAAAACCGACAAAGAAAAAAAGAATCTGCGAATGAAGTTGCGTAAAAAGTTGGATGCGTTCATAGCAGAATTTATTGCAAGCAATAAAAATATAGAAAAAAGGAAAGCACTAAAAAAAGCATGGCAAGAATATGCAAAGCAAGTATATATAAATGCAAATTGCATCGTTGATGCAAATGCGAATACAGAAAAAAGGGACACAATCAAAAATTTCTTACTTGCAATGAATGAAAAAGAAAGCAAGTAAATAAAATCGAATAGGGGACAAATTTGTCCCCTATTTTTAATAAAATTTAATTTTGCGATAGGGACACCGTGGTCCCGTTTTACTGCTAGATGTTTTTGAAGACCTCGTGATAAGACTCTTTAAGGTACCAAAACCTTTTTACTGCTAGATGTTTTTAAGAACCTCGCATTAAGCTCTTCCTGAAAGGCACATGCCACATCCCCCCCCCTCTCCCTACACAAAATGAAGAACCCATCCGAAGGCTCTTCACAAAATTTTTCCAGGATATTTTTAGGCTCCAATTATAAGGCCTATGATTTAGCCTTATATATCCTTATCAGATTATCAAATGCCTTAATCCTTACTTCACTATCCCACTTGCTCCACCAAAATATTTCTCGAATGGTCAACTTATGGTTTTGAACTTCCCTATAAGCCTCAGTAGTTTTATCTCCACCTAAGAACTCAAAGTTGAATTCAGGGATAAGTATAAAAGGCCATTCAGGATTATACAATAGTTTACCATCAAGTATCTCTGACTCATGTCCCATATCCTGTAAGATACAAATCAAAGACTTCTCTAATTCTGAATCCCTTAATACAGCCAATTTGAATGACTTGCACATTCCACAATTAATAATGGTATTCGCATAAATCTCCTTGGCTTTGGTTATCCATTCCAGGATAATCTTATTCTTTTCTTTCTGTTCCATGATTAGGCATAGGGTTTAATTATAACTATTGTAAGAGTGACTACCAGAATGCAAATTATTCCGAATATAAAAAACTCACCTATTATTTGTAATAGTTTACTAGAATGTTTCTGCAACGAGCAAAGGACCCCACCCATTATTCCCAATGTAAGTGTGAATCCCATAAGGAAGAAAAGGATATGAAATAAAATCTTTAACATGATATTTATGAATTTAAGGGATATAGACCTGAAGATATCGTTTCGGTATCAAGGTATACACACAATAAGAGGGACCCTTGGTAGTGAGCCCCTCTTAGGATTATTGCCTATCTAATAACCCGATATCTAAATTTCCATTGGCATATATGGTAATGTAGTCTATTATCTGTGCTCCGTCGTCTGTTGGCATTTGTATACCGGAGTTATTTACCTTTATAGTCAGCTTCTGATTGTCAAAGTCTAAATGGTAATAGGGAAACCCTACAATGTGAGTTCCTTCTGAAGTACTTGGATTTCTTAAAGCTGTCAGGTCCATTACCAGTTTAATACCATCTATACTACCATAGATGAGGTCCATTACAATTCGGGAGAGTACATTCTCTGGTGTAACAAACCCGATGAGTGCCCAGCTTTTACCGGTTGTTTTGTTGTTCTCAAGTTTGATTTCTGCGAATTTCATATCATCTTCGATTATAGGTACATTACCTTGGTGAAATAAAAGTAAACTCATATCGTATGGTTTATGGATTAAAAGTATATCACTATGATATACTTTTAGGTGACCTACTCACACAAAAATACCCAGCCTAAATGACCGGGTATATATGTAGTATGGTTAGTTCTCGAAATACTTAACTCTTACATTACCATTGGCATTTATAACCAGGCCAACGAATACGTTGTCTGCCGTTCTTCCTTTACTATATAAGGCAGCATCGAAATCTAACCTGGCCGAAACCTCCCTTGGTATAGCCGGTACTGCTAAGGTAAAGGTGAGAGGTTTGGTACCCGAACTAAAGCTGATGACTGGTGTAGCTATGAAATCCATGGTATAATCATAACCAGCTCCTACTTCTTCATAAGAAACCCTTATGATGGGTATGATGGGTTCATCGCCTTCTTTACCATAACCATTCCGAAGCATTAGTTCATAGGCCTGGGAATTGGTCATTCCTTCTACTTTATTGAAGGTTATTTCACCCTCATCGGTAACATTGATTCTAAAAATTATCGGCTTCATATTTTCCAAGATTTGTAATACATTCTGTGAGTGAAATCCTAACATAGCTTTTGGTGTTAAGGTCCTTATATACGCATAAAAGTATTTCTTCTAAGAAATACTTTTACCATTAAACACATACAATACGGCTATGTTAGGATTCCATTCTCAAAACGTACCAATCATAATAGAAGAAGATGATATGAAATTCGCAAAATTACCCTTACCAACCAATTCTGGGGGAGGTTGGACGACCAATGTACTATCTACAGTTGAACTGATAACTATCTACAATCAAGTTAAAAATGAACAGATAGATGGCATTATGATAATAGATAGTCATGATTATGGTGGTCTATGTGAACAGAGGGCCATATCCACGGGGTTCAGATTTAATAATTCAGAGGTAGAGTTTTACTTTAGTCATATTTATTCTGTAAACGGTAATCAACCCATTAGAGAAGGTTTCGTTAACAACGACCAAACTAGAGCCATAGTCACCGTTACTATCTCATCTAAAGGAATACTTATTTATCAATACCACAGCTTGGAATAATATAAAAGGGAAAAGAGGTCAGTATTTATCTGACCTCTTTTGTGTGATTACATTTACTACTTTTGGTCTGGTTCTTTAACCTTGGCCTTTTGTTTAAAGTAGAACTTGGTTTCTACGAAAAGATAGGGGTATCCCTTATTCTCGGGGTCATATACCAAGGTATAATCTACCCCTCTAACGTTAGCTTTCATGTAATGAAACTTTCTCCAAGCTTCATCCTTTAGATTCTTGATTACTTGTTCAAAAGAACGTACAAAACCAACTCTCTTCCTTAAGTACTTCTTTGTTCTACCAACTTCTTGGTAAAACATTTCCTCTACTACTCCACCAGCAGCATAAAACTGACCCGGAGTATAAACTTTTACTGCCATATAGATATTTTGATTAAGGTTCCCAAATATCGAATGTTTGACCTTTAGCTGTAGTTATTCTTAATGAATAATGTTCTCTTACTACTCTTAGCTTAGTAAAGGTTAGGTCATGTTTACGGTATACATATTCCTCTAAGGACAATATCTCATTTTCAATATTACCCTTTAATTGACCACTGAACTTTTGGGTGAATCCCTGAGTAAGATTATTTATCTTACCAGTGAGTTTATCCCGTAAAAGGGAAGGAATATTCCCGTCTATGATTACTTTCTCTATATAAGCATCCCAAACCGGAATGGATTGCTTCTCTTCATCACTGGCTTTCCTTAAAATTATTTCAATGTCGTTTAACTCGAGTATCATTCTTGAAAAGAATTTTGAGGGTTAGTATAAATAATCCAGTTATTACTGCCGGACTAACTGCCCATATAAGGAATAAAACTCCATATCTAACTGGGTTGGAGGCTTTTTTAAGAGGAGTTTCTTCGATTACACTTCTGATAAATAAGCAGAAGATAAATCCGAGAGTATAGAACACTAAAAGGGTATAACCCAACCAAGCCGGAGCAGGATTAGCAGTCATTAAGATATCAGACATGATATGATTATTATGATGGTGATACAAATTATGAGTGTTTGAATAGTTTCTTTCTTACCTTTGGACCAAGATTCATTACCTTCATATTCCTTGTTTACTCCTTTCAAAGCTTTCCAAGTCATACCTCCACAATATGCAGAGTAACTAATAACGTTTACTGTAATCCAATGTAATAAGAAACGTATCACTTTCCTTCTATTTTTTCGATAATACGACTGATTTTGGCAGCTGCATACCGGATTATATCAGGATTTTTAATCCCTTTCTTGTTGATAGCGGCCAATTTCTCCAAATCACGGTTCAAAGTTCTCTGTGCTACCAGAGTTTTATACTTTTCTTCGTTAAAAACCTCGATTTGATACTTAGAATTGATAGGACGAAGAGTCCGGTCAGTCTTAATACCATTATCAAGGGTGTAAATTCCCTTTTTCCTCTCTTTAATTGCCGTCTTTTCAAAGAAGGCAGGACCTGTTACCAGTAGTAAATCACCAACTTTCATGAGTTTTGTTATTATTTTAATGCAATATTATATAGTTTTCGCAAGACCTTCATGTATATATTATATAAATCTATTTTCAATGAATGTTTTAGGTGTATGTGGAGCTCAAGGAGCTCTATTATTCGAGTTTAAGAAATATCTGGTAGCCAATGTAGAGCCAAGAGCAGTATTTCACTCCAAAAAAGAAGAACAATGGAAGCTTAATTTTGGAAATATACCCCTTATAAGGTCTTTGGAAGAGGTAAAAGCATCCAAAATAGACCTAATACTCGGTTCTCCATCATGTGGACATAGCTCTGTATTTTCTTATTCTCGTAAAAAATCCCTTGGTAAACCTCGAGAGGATGTCACCCTCAATTTATATCTTTCCAGTATTAAGAAATTCAAACCAGTAGTATTTATGCTGGAGAACCTCCCTAAACTTCTAGATTTTATCCCTATCGGGGAATGGGAGCATAATTTACCCGATTACAAACTTATAGTTCACTGTCACTCCGTTACGGTATTCGGTAATTCCCAACAAAGTAGGAAACGTTTGGTATTGATAGGAGTGAGAAAAGACTCAAAAATCAATCCCCAGATATTTGACCATACTTTTCAGGTTACCAAACCCAAGAATCTGTGTCAATTGAAAAGAGAGGTTAGGAGAGACCTAAATTATCGGGAAGCTGATGATAAAAAGTTAGCCATGTATCACTATGCTGATAAATCTAAAACCACTCTAACAGTAGCTCAAGTAAGAAAGCTATGGAGAACTGAGTTCAAAAATGACTATAAGTGGCCTATGAGAACTCAGAAGATGAAGACTCTACCGGGAGTATATCGCAATAGAAAAAGAAGTTACCCATTAACTGTAAGACCTTCATCCAGGCAATTCAATCCCCACGGAAGGATTATGGGCCTTGAAGAATATAGGGTGATTATGGGCTTTCCCAAAACCTTCCGAATTTATTTTGATAAGGCTAATCCAACTTATTGGTTAAATAAGGGAAGGAATACCTTAACCAAGGGCTCTGTATATGAGGTCGGATTATGGTTAAAAAGGTGCCTTAAAAAGGCCTCTATTTTACGATGACTCCCCCTCGTATA